AAGACACCTATGTGTTCAAGAACGTCACCACCGGCGACGTCATCCGGAAAATCGCTGCCGATTTCAAGCTGAAAGTCGGTCGAATCGACGATACCGGCTACCGGATCCCGTCTATGGTCGAAGACGGCCAAACGCTGCTCGACATCATCGAGAAGGCGAACACCCTCACCATGTCGGCCACGGGGCGGTTTTTCGTGTTCTTCGACGATTTTGGCGCGCTTTCGTTGCGGGATGTGACCGGATTTCAGGCTGGCTTCTACATCGGCGACGGCAGCCTGATGACCGGGTTCGAACATTCTAGGGACATCGACTCGGATACGTACAACCGGATCAAGCTGTATCGTGATAACCAAGAGACCGGCAAGCGTGAGGTGTACGTCGCCCAGGACAGTGCCAATATCGCACGGTGGGGTGTGTTGCAGCTGTATCAGTCGGTTGATGAAAACATGAACCCCGCACAAATCCATGAAATGCTGACGCAGTTGGCACGCCTGAAAAACCGCGAGCAGCGCACGCTGAAGCTCGAAGCCATCGGCGATATACGGGTTCGCGCCGGTATGTATCTGCCAATCATCATTGAATCACTCGGCATCAACCAACCCATGATGGTGGACGAAGTGACGCACCGTTTTGACGGCGCTGATCATACGATGAACCTGACATTGAAGGTGATTTGATATGCTGAATGCGATCAAACTTGCCGCACTCTCAGCTATGGAGGCTGGAAACCCAGTCGCCGTGATGTTCGGAGAAGTGACGAAAACGAATCCGCTCGAAGTGAACGTTGACCAACGTTTCACGATCGATGCGGATTTTTTAGTGCAAACAGCCGCGACAGCTGAACTGAAAGTGACGATCGGCGGCACCGAGTACATCATCCGTCCTGAGTTGCAGGTCGGTGACCGGGTCGTTCTCCTCCGGATCCAGGGTGGTCAGAAATATCTCATTTTGGACAAGGTGGTGAGCGGATGATTCCGACAGGCGGGAGCATCGACACACAGAACATCGAACCGATCGAACACCCGTCGCGAACGTGGCGGTTGGATTTTGAGCGCGGCCGCGTTGTCGGCATGGTCGACGGGCTGGATGCTGTACGACAGGCCGTTTTTCTGATCCTCCATACGGAGCGTTTTCGTTACCTCATCTTTGGTCCGGACTACGGCATGGAATGGAACGGACTGATCGGAGCCAATCCCGTTTACATTCGCTCGGAGCTGAAGCGAAGAATCACGGATGCACTCATGCAGGACGATCGGATCGAAAACGTCACGGATTTCCAAATCGATATTGCCGGCGACACCGCAACCGTCCGGTTCACGGTGGTATCGGCATTTGGGACATCCCAGGAGGAGGTGACAGCCCGTGTATGAATCGCAGACATACGAGGCGATCCTGCAGCGAATGCTGGAAAGGGTGTCCAGTGACATTGATAAGCGGGAAGGCAGCATCATTCATACCGCCTTGGCGCCGATAGCAGCAGAATTGGCCCAAGCGTATGTGGATCTGGACACCTTCGTTAATCTCACATTTGCTCGGACATCTGACGGCGAGTTTTTGGCTTACCGCACTGCAGAGAGTGGCGTGAATCGGCGCCTGGCCACACCGGCCATTAGGAGAGGTGTGTTCGACGCACCTGTGCCGATTGGGAGCCGGTTCCGCGGCGGCGATGTGGTCTATGTGGTGCGTGAGCAGATCGCCGGGAACGAGTACCGTCTGGAGGCCGAGACGCCCGGTGCTATCGGGAACGTGTATTTCGGGAGTCTGCTTCCGATTGAATACATCGAAGGGCTGACGACCGCGACGCTGGCCGATGTGCTGATTCCCGGTGAGGACGAGGAATCCGATGAGGCACTATATCAGCGGTATTTGGAGGAAATCAACGCTACTCGGTACGGCGGAAATGTGGATCAATACCGTGAATGGATAAGCGCGATCCCAGGTGTTGGCCGGTTCCGGGTTCAGCCGCTGTGGAATGGACGTGGAACGGTTCGGGCGATTGTCACGGACGCGAATAACATGCCGCCGAGCGCTGAGCTAGTGCAACTGGTGCAGAACACGCTCGATCCCGAGCAAGATGGGATGGGTACGGGGCTGGTGCCGATCGGGCACGTCTTTACGGCGTTTGGAGCCACTCCGAAAACTGTAAGCGTGACAATGACAGTTGTTTTCGAGGAAGGGTATGGGCCGTCGGACATCGAACAGGAGGCCGAACAAATTATTTCTGGCTACTTCTCGGAAATTAACTTCGAGAACCCGAATTTTGTGCAGACGACGATCCGGCAGTCCGTGATCCTAAGCCGCCTGATCGGGATCGCGGCGGTGCGCGACATCCTGTCGCTGACGCTGAACGGTGTGGACGGCAACATCACGCTGGCGGCTGATGAAGTGGCCAAGCTCGGGACGGTGACGATCAATGTCGCTGTTTAATTGGGTCGAGGAAACGGCTGATTATCTCTGGTATTTGCCGCCTGTTCTGCAAAATGTCCGCGAGTTTCAGGAGATCGCGAAGGCTGTCAACCCGGAGATCGTCGCACTCAAGCAAGCGATCAACAAGGCGCTGAATGAGCAATTCGTGCTGGTCGCAGAAGATACGCTGGCGTGGCGCGAGCAGGAGTTTGGAATCACGGCCAGTAATGACGAGACGGTGACGTTTCGCCGGGAGCGTCTGGTCGAACGGAAAAGCCGGAAACCCCCGATTACGTTGCGAACGTTGCGCGATCGGCTGAATGCCTACATCGGCACGACGCAGGCTGAAATCCAACTTGTGCCCGGTGAATATGCCTTTTCGATCAGTATTCCGGCGGTGGACGGATATAAATTCCGTGACATTCAGCAGGTTGTAGAAACGCTCAAGCCTGCGAATATGGAATATATCCAGTATCCGTTCTCGGTCGAGCGCGTTCGAATTCGTGAAAGGAGCCGAGAAATCAAGATTGCATATGCGCGGGCTGGGCTGGCTTTGGCCGGACTTACGCCTATAGGCGAGGTTGTTGCCGACCGCGTGATTTATCAAAGGTAGGTGATTCTGTTGGCAGTTTCGGATTTTTATAAAGGACAGCTTGTCGACGTGACTGACGGCCTGCTGGCAAAGGCGCTGGTGAACCAGACGACCGAACTTACAGAAATGGATGTCACGAAGTATTCGGATAGCATTACGGTCGAACTGATCCTTCCGCCCGATATGATCGTGACGAGAATTGATTTTCTGGATGCGGACGATAACATCATTACGACGATTGCCGGAATTGAGATCGACACGTCCGTTACGACCGTATTCAGCCATAACATTCAGTTCGTGCAAGGGGGTGCGTGAGGATGGACTTTCAGAAAAAGGATTGGCAGTTCCGCGACATTATCAGCGAATCCGAGTTGAATCGGATCGAGGATGGGATCGAGGAAGGGATCACGAAGGCGGAGCAGGCAGAACAAGTAGCAGAACAGGCTCAACAAACCGCCAACTCACACGCCTCCCGCCACGCTTCGGGCGGTGCTGATCCGCTGACACCGGAGATGATTGGGGCCTTCCGCAGGTACAGTGCTCGTATAGATGACGCTGACTTTGATGAAATAATATCTCATGGTGTATATGCCATTGGGAGTAATCCGCAACACGCACCGAGCGGTGTTGCAGGGTTTGGCGTCCTGTTAGTTGTAAACAGCTTTAATGACAGGTATTGTCAGATTTATTTCAGCATTGGAAATGGCAGAACTTATATTCGATATGGGACCACAGCGCCGCCAGTAACTTGGGGTGAGTGGAGAGAACTGATGCCATCGAATGGCGGCACGATGACGGGCGACCTCACTATATCAAAAGGCTTTCCTTACATCAATCTGACCAACACTTCCACCGGTGCAGGAACAACATCGATCGCTCAAAGCGTCTCCGGCGGTGTGCCTGAATTGAGAATCGGGAAGGACGTAGAGAACGTCAGTAACGCCGCCGTAAGGATCACTCACAATGACGTGATGATCCTGAAAAACACGCCATACATCGGACCCGACCAAGCATGGCACGCCGGGAACCTGCCCGTCGAATCTGGAAACTGGACGGTGACAATTGAGGGGCTTACCACACCAGGTTCACCATCCTACTACTACCGGGCCGGTTATTACTATCGTATCGGCAAACTGGTCTATGTGTTTTTTGTTGCCGCACTTACCAACAAGGGAGGAGTGGCGGGGCAGGTGCGAGTTAGGGGACTACCTTTTCCCGTAGCATCTACGTCTCCGGCATATTCGTTCCAGGGGTTGTCTATCGCTAGGGTGGTCGGCGTAAATTTCCCTGCTAACGCTGTAGACTTCATGGCTAGTTTTGCTCAGGGAGGATCAGATATCTTCTTTCAGTTTGCCCTCTCCAACGGCGGAGATGCGGTAGCTGTAGATGATACACATATTGGCAACTTTTTCGAGGTACGCGCTAGCGGAGTATACTTGACTGTTTGAGGTGACGGATATGACT